AAATAGAACAAGAGATGCATTATATAGTGATAGAAACTAGATTTTAAAATCTTAGTCTAAAGCTTTAGATAACGTATTTAAAAATAAAACAAATACAAATGCATTATGTAATATTTTTCTACCACCATCTAGAACAACAGTTGACAGTCATTCATTATCATATTCAGAAGGTAAAGATGGCTGGTTAGCAAACTTAAGATCTAAAGGACTAGGCGGTGTAATCGGTTCATCGGTTTTCGGTGTTATAGATGAAATCACCGGCGGAATTATGCAGGATCAATATGGGGAAACTGTTGATAAGAGAACTAAATTAGTTTTTAATGATTCTGAGCCTAGACAAATGATTTATCTTAATACATTTACATTCAGAAATATCAATGACTTAATTGCATTTGCTGAGATCTATTATTTGTTTACATTTTTAGCATACCCATAGTTAGACACTAATGGTGGTCATATCGGCGATGTTATTCAAGAAATTAGTAATGAATATAAAAAATTATTAAACGGCGAAGTTGTTAATGGCTTTGGCGCTAAAGGGGTTGGAGATAAATAGATTTTAGCGAAAGGGATTGAATAGTTAAAAGATTTCTCTGTAATCAAGGTTCCTCCAGTCTGGAAAATTCAAACATTTACTAAACAGCAAAGTAATTTATCTGCGGGGAGTTTTTCTGTAAATGCCGGAAGTATTATTCCTCAATAGACATTTGGTCCTGCTGTTATTACAAGTATCAGATTTAACAAAACACCGAACTAGATGTTTCAGTCATTCAGAGCATTCCCAAACGATCCAGTTTAGGTTGAGATGGAAATAACATTCAGAGAATTATTCCCATTAAGAAATTCTCAAATTTTCGATTCCGTGCAATAACGCATAAGGATTATTATAATGTAGATCAAAAATGAATTATAGAAATATGGAGGCGGATTTAACGCCTTTATTCAAAGAGCTCATAAAGAAGATGTTCAAAGACAAAATTTGTTCTAGGTATTTTTTACAAAAATACCAGATGTTGTTATGGATCCTAATTCTGTAAATGCAAGATATTCAACATCAGGAGCTACAGGCATCCTTTAGAACATCGGTAATGCAGTGAATAATGTTGTTAATAGAATTACATCTAACCCATTAGGAAGTGCTTTAGCAAGCTTTGGATATGATCTAGCACGTAAACACGGTGTATTCAGAAAAGTATATGGAATTTTCTAGCCAGGCGCAATTGATACTATTTTTGGAACATTAGCAACTGGTAATTTAACCGCATTAGGCGATTATTCTAAAATGCAAGAAACAAATATTGCAGTTCATAATATTTAGTTACCCGCATCCGAAATTAATTATGAGCCAGAAGAGAATCACCGCTTAAAATAGATTTCGCCTCAAACAAAATCTGAGCAAAAGTTTTCTGTAACATTCAAAAACTTTTCTTCTAATAGGGATTATGTTTATTTTAAATCATGGGTTGATTCTGTTATTGATGAATATGGTTATCAAAATTTCTTAGAAGATATTGAAACTAATATAATTGTATATACACATGATAGAAATGGTCAACCAACTTCTGTTCATTATCTTTATGGGTGTGTTCCAATTTAGGTGTAGGCATTAGAATTTTAGTATGAAACTTCAGATGTTAG